TAGGTTGTTCTTCTTTACTTCATCAAAATACTTCTTAGTATCTTTGTCTGACGTAAACTCTACATAGTTTGTTAATTTGTTCATAATATATAATTAAATTGGTTAATATTCTAAAATTCAAAAATCGGAAATTGGAGGGAGTACCTTCAATTCCTTAATTCCCACAGGGGTTACGCTTTGAGGTGGATCACGCTCTCACTAACTCTCCACATTAATTTTTTTTTAGTTTTGTTTTTTTATTCCAAATAAAGTTTATATCTTTGCATCGTAACAATATCACCCCACGGTAACCAAAAATGGGGAAAGACATCGGGTTGTAGTCTCAAATAGAGATAGAGTTTTCTCCGGTAGTTACAAAAGAACAAGTGTATAAGTTCTAGGTAGGGTGCATAACCACATTAGTAAGTGTGTTGAATTAACAACGAGAATAGCATCCTTGGGTCCCTTAATAAGGAGAACTACTAGAGTGAAATCCAAGTTTGAAAATAGAAATCATAGGGGGATAACTATATCCTCTTCACACTTAAAATAAAAACCAAAGAAATTATGAAATTAGAACGAGTAAGGTCTTTCTTAAACGAGAAAACCTCATCTATAAATAAAAACTTTCAGTTAGCTGAGTTAACTGGTACTACACGTAGAGTACATAGAGTAACTACTAGTGGTATGACTTTATATGACTATGATAGCGGAAGCTATGTTATATTAGACATATCGGGATCAAACAATCTCACTATAAACTTACCACTTCCAAGTACACCAGGATTAAATTTTACCTTTATAGCAAGGAGAAGTCCAAATGGCCTAGGGGACGCTATTATATTATGTCCGCAACACACAATTAGAGCTCAACAAATAGGATCCGGAGCTACAGTTACTAAAGCTGTATATACTTTTGGTTTTGGTGGTGCGCTTGTAGCTAGTAATGTTATAGCATGCTCAATAGAAGGATATCCACTAGCTACAACAACATATTCAGGTACTAGTGATCAAACGATAGCTGCATTTGCTGCTAAGCTAGCGGATCAACCTCAAATTGCCAGCGCTGTTGTAACAGTAGTAGGAGGAAATCAACTAGGTGCTGATGATCGTAATATTGTAATTACAGCTGCAGTTGCAGGTGTTGACATTGACTTTTCAGATATATCAATTACTGGGGGATCAAGTCAAACTAATTGGGAGATTATAACTGTAACACAACCAGTATCAGGAGGAGGATCAGGAACAGGTACAGGAAATACTACTAATCTAGGTGCAGATTCTGTTACTCTTGAAGCTGCTGCCCTTGGTGGTGAGTGGATTGAGTTTATATCGGATGGTACTGAGTGGTTTTGTAGAGCAACAGCTTCTGCTGATGGATCAATTACACTTAATAGCTAAGAAGACCTTTAAAATTTTAGAGATGGGTAGTAAAGAAATTTGCTACCCATTTTTTATTTAAAAAATATTAAGAAACGTTTGGAAGTGTAACAAAACTTTTTATATCTTTGCATAAACTAATTAATAATAAACTATGACAAAGAAAAAATTCACATTTAAACCTGTTAGGAGTTGGATAATAATGCCTGATCCAAGAAAAGAAGAAACAGAGAGCGGTATAATTCTGCCTGATTCCGTTAAAGAAGCAATGAAAACAAATATTCTAGAAGTATTAGAAGTTGGCCCAGAAGTGCAATGGGTTAAGAAGGGTGATACCGTTATGTTAGATCCAGCAGGAAAAGGACACATTGTAATTATAGATGAAGAGAGTTATGTTATGGCTCCTGAACATCTAGTATTAGGAGTAATGTAATGAAAACTATAGCTGGAACAGTTACTATTAGTCTTAAAGATTATGAGGATTTAAAAATTGAAGTTATTAAAACTTTAGAATTACGTAAAAAATTTCAAGAAGTTTCATATGAGCTAGAAGTATTCTTATCTTATTTATGTACAAGGTACGGAATGGATGAGCATATAGAGAAATATAACATACAATCCACTAAAGCTAAGATACTAATTAATGATGGTAAAGCTAAAATAGAAATAAGAAAACTAAAGAAATAAAATGAGTGAAAATATTAAAATAACATTAAACAGTCCATATAAATATATAAGCTTTTGGAACGGTGTATTTAATCTAACTAAGACTGAGCTTCAAATACTATCCCTTTTAATAACTATAGAAGATCAAAAAGAAACTGGAAATTTATGTAGTATTGAAAATAAAAAGGATGTAGCAATAGCTTTAGGTATTAAAGATTACAATACTTTAAATAATTATATTAAAAGATTAAAAGATAAAGAAGCTATACACACTACAGGTTCTATATACAAACTAAATAAATTATTAAAAGCAGACGATGGAGGAGAGATTACGGTTACAGTATTCAGAAGATACTAATTACATAATACAGATGTGGACTATATCGCCATACATCATAGTTGCAGTATATAATATAAATGGAAAATTATTAGACTTAATAACAGAAAAAGATGAAGATATTTGAATTGATAAGTAACTTCTCGTCTGAAGTTTACAAATATGTTAAAGAAGGAAGACCTAACGTAAATGAAGACGAGTATAAAGAAAGAATAGAAACATGTTCAACGTGTGAACATTTAAACCAACAAAAAGCCACATGTAAAATGTGTGGGTGTTATATGCCTGTTAAAGCTACATGGGCAACATCAAATTGTCCAAAAGGTAAATGGAAAGAAATAGAGAAGAAATAATTTATCACTTAGCAAATAAATACGGATTAACAATAAAACAAGTAGAAGAAATAGTAAACTCTCAATTTAAATTTACAGCTAAGATTATTAAGAGAGGTGATTTTGATACTATACGTTTACCATATTTAGGAAAGTTTACAGTGGATAAAAACAGAATAAAACATATAAACAATTTAAAAAATGAAAAAGATATTAAAAATATTTAAGTTCTTACATTACTTAAACATACATAACAAAGACTGTAGAAGGCGTATCTATACAAAAGAAAATACGTATCTTTGCCTAATAACTGGTAACACACATAAAAAATTTGAGCTATGAGTTTGAGACTACAATTAAAAAATTTAAAGAGATCTCTTAGAGGAAGAAGATGGACTATAAGAAAAGTTAAGAATGAATTAACTGAGGTTAAAATGATATTTAATCCAGATGAATATAGTAAATATAAAGGCGCTAAAAAAATGTATACAGATAAACAATTATTAAAAATTTTAGAAAATGCAAGACCTGATAATAATAAATAATAATTTAGCATCTGCTTCTCCTTATGCCTTAATAATACAAGAATTTAAGAAGATACATAAGAGAGATAGAAATCCAGGTAAAGAAACAGCATTAAAAGAATTTGCTTATATTTATTTTATGTGTAATCATAATTCACCATATGCAGTTTATGATGGAGAGCAAAAAGAATTAAGGGTAATAGATAGTATATTTGGAGAGGGTAAATGGAAAGCTGATAAAGTAGTAAAAGCTGCATGTGACAGATATACAAATTTAATGGATACTCATGCGGTGTTATTATTAAAAGCTGCTAGAAGTTCTATTAAAAAACTAGAAGCTTATTTCCAAGATATAGATTTAACAATATTAGATGATAATGGTAAGCCTATATATTCAGCTAAAGATCTAGTTGTTAATTTAACTAAAGTAGGAGATGTAGTTCAAGGATTATCTAAATTAGAAGATATAGTTAAAAGAGAAGAACAAGAAAAAGCAAGTACACGAGGAGGTGTAGAATTAAATAAATATAATGAGTAATGGCAGAATTTGAAAATGATGTTGAACTATTTAATCAAGCTATGAATAACGCATATTTATTAGTAACAAATAGAACGTCTTTTGATAACTTAATGGACGCATTAGATAGAGGAGCGGGTAACGTAGCTCTTCCTTTTAATCCAAAAGGAGATGATGGTAAGTCTGATATGATACTAGATATGTTATTAGAACATTTTATCTCAACAGAAGAATATGAAAAATGTAGTGAATTAATGAAAATCAAGAATAGCATTGGAGAAGAAATTTAAAGATACTTCTAAGTTTAGTAAAGCAGCAAACTACTTTAAAGAACATAAAGTATATACTACAGCTTTACCTGGAACTAAAGATTATTATGAATTTTGGGACAGAGAAAGAAATAGATGTTTACATGGACACACAGTTGATGGTATTTATCTTACTGGCTTTCATTATTTTTATTTAAATTATTGTCCTATTGATAGGGCTGTAGATGTACTATTACCAGATGGAACTATGCAAGCAAAACGTGACAGAACCTTCCCATCCTTTTACGACGGAGATTATAAATACTTTCATGAAATAAATAAAGCTAGAAAAAGTGATAGACATATGATTGTATTAAAAGCAAGGCGTAAGGGATACTCTTATAAAGCAGGGTCTATGCTTGCTCGTAATTATTTCCATGTAAGAAACTCTAAGAACTTTGTATTTGCAGGACAGAAAGAATATTTAATTGGAGATGGTCTTTTATCTAAAGCGTGGGAATTTTTATCATTTATAGATGATAACACAGCTTGGGCTCAACCACGGTTGCGAGATAGAGAGATGAGTAAAATGTCTGGGTATAAAAAGAAAGTTAATGGTGTTGAAGTAGAGTTAGGTATGAAATCTCAAATAATGGGAGTATCATTAAAAGATGCTCCAGATAAAGTAAGGGGTAAAGCGGGAGAGCTAGTATTTTTTGAAGAGGCAGGGTCGTTCCCAGGATTATTAAAAGCTTGGGAAGTAACCATGCCAACAATGAGACAGGGAAACAAAACACTAGGTACTATGGTAGCTTTTGGTACAGGAGGTACTGAAGGAAATGACTTTGAAGCTATGGAAGAAATATTTTATAATCCAGCAGCATATGATTGTATGGACTATGAGAATGTGTGGGATGAAGGAGCTATGGGAACTACGTGTGGTTATTTTATTCCAATATATGAAAACTTAGATGGTTTTATGGATGATGATGGGAATTCTTTAGAAGCAGAATCTAGAGTCTTCCAAGAATCAGAAAGAGAAAAGAAGAAAGGCAGTTCTGATCCAAAAGCATTAGACCAATATATAGCTGAGCATCCTTACTCACCTAATGAAGCTACACTACAAGTAAGTGCAAATTTATTTGATATAGCTAGTTTAAAAGAACAATATAATAAAATTCAAGTACACAATTTAGATTCTTTAGGTATAGCAGGAGAATTATATTATGGAGAGAGTTCAAAAATAAAATTTAAACCTAATCCCAACTTAAAGCCAGTTCATAAATTTCCACATAAAAAAGATGATGACAATTCAGGATGTGTTGTAATTTGGGAGTCTCCATATAAAAACGCTAAACAACAAGTACCTATTAATTTATACGTAGCTTGTCATGATCCTTATGGACAAAGTCAGTCAGCAGATTCTAAATCTTTAGGTAGTGTATTTATTATAAAACGACCAAACAATATATCCACTCCTGATGATATGATAGTAGCTTCTTATGTAGGGAGGCCATCTACATCAGATGAATTTAATAGAAATATGTTTATGCTAGCAGATTATTATGGATGTAAAATTGGGTTTGAGAATGATCGAGGAGAAGTAATTGCTTATGCAAAAAGACATAGAAAGTTACACAGACTACAAGAAGAGTTTGAAATGCTAGATAAAAGAGAATTGCAATCTAGAAAAGTACGACGACAATATGGAATGCATATGACAGAAGCACGGAAACGTCAAGGAGAGCTTTATATAAGAGATTGGTTAATTACACCTAGAAGTCAAGATGCTGAGGGTAATACATATTTAAATCTACACACTATAAATGATCCGGCTCTTATAACAGAATTAATAAAATTTAACCATAAAGGCAACTTTGATAGAGTTATGTCATTGATGATAGGAATGTATCATACGAGAGAACTTTATAATGCAGAAGTAAAAGAAGTTTTAGAAGATAATTCTGCCAATGATTGGTTTGATCAAAATCACTATTAAATGAAAAAATGTAAAGAAAAAGAACCTTATAACCCTCTACCAGAATACTTAGCGATAGGTCCGTCAGAAATTCACGGAGCAGGGATTCTAGCCAAAGAAGATATTCCGGGAGAGGTAGTTATAGGTATTAGTCATGTTTATGATCCAAATTTTCAACACGATTATATTAGAACTCCATTAGGAGGATTTATTAATCATTCTGAAACTGCAAATTGCGAGTTAATTGAAGATGATGATAGTGATTATAAAAAATTAAAAACAATAAAAAAAATAGAACAGGGAGAAGAGTTAACTTTAAAATACAGTTTATACGACATATGTAATTATTTATAAGTGTTATATTAATAATGTGCACACCAAAAATTTAAAATCACTATGAGATGTCAAGATAAAGTATTATATTTGTAAGTTAATTGAAACCAGTCAGAGCGGATGAATCAAGAAATACCAAAACAAAAATTAAAAAGCGCACAGAAAACTAAGAAGTGGGCTAAAAAATGTGTGGAAGCTTTTATAGGCCTTACAGACGGTACTACGTACAGTGTCAGTAATAGGCGAGGCGATTTAAAAAGATTATTTGATTTCTATAATGGAGAGATAGATGAGCATGATTACAACTATGTTCTTAAACCTTATGGTAAATCAAGAAAAAACTTTCCTTCAAGGCTTAGAAACTATCCAATAATAAAACCAGTTATTGATTTGTTGTTAGGAGAAAAATCTAAAAGACCTTTTAATTTCTCTGTTATAGTAACTAACTCTGATGCTGTAGATCAAAGAGAAGAAGAAAAGAAACAAAAAATTATGAAATCTTTGCATCAACAGTTCATATCTAAAATGCAAGCTGTAGGTCAGATGGAAGGAATGCCTATTGAAGATCCAGAACAAATACCATTACCAGAACATATAGTAAAAGAATTTAATAATTCATATGTAGATATGAGGGCCACTAAAGGTCAGCAATCCTTAAACTTTCTTGTACAAGCAGAAGAAGTTCACGATAAGTTTAGGAAAGGTTGGTTTAATTTTTTAGTAGCAGGCGAAGTATATACACATAGAGGAGTTAGAGGAGACGAAGTGTTTTATGAAATTTTAAATCCATTAGATGTAGATTATGATCTTGATCCAGATTTAGAATTTGTAGAAGATGGAGATTGGGCTTCTGTTAGAAAATTTGCACACGCGTCAACTATTGTTGATTTCTACCATGATGAATTAACAAGCGCAGAAACATCTCAGTTAGAAGATTCAACTATATATGATACAGAAAGTTCTATTTGGAGTAATAGACAACAACGTGATGGAAGAAATGAATCTAGACTAATAGAAGTTATAACTGTATATTGGAAGTCAAGAAAAAGACTAGGGTTCTTAACTTATATGGATCCAATGACAGGTCAAGAAGAAGAACAAATAGTACCAGATGGATTTGAAATGCCTGAAGGATTAGAACAAGAGGCTGAAGCAACTTTAAGGTGGGAGTGGACAAATGAAGTTTGGGAAGGAACAAAAATTGGTAAGGATATATACGTAGGTTTGAAACCCGTATTAAACCAGAGAACGTCCATGGATAATCCCTCTAAATGTAAATTACCTATCAATGGTAGGAGGTACTCTGACTATAATTCTAAAAACATATCCTTAGTGTCTCTGGGAATCCCTTACCAATTAAATTATAATATTTTTAAATATAGATTAGAAGTAGCTATTTCTAAATCAAAAGATATTATAGCTCAGTTTGATATTAACATGATTCCTAAAAAATGGGACATGGATAAGTTTATGTACTATGTAGATGCTACAGGTATTGCCTGGGTAGATTACAATAAAGAAGGAATACAACTATCACCTCAACATCAATCTGTATTAGATTTATCTATTAAAACTATAGAACAATATATTGTATTATTAGAATCTATAGTATTAGAATGGGAAAGAGTTTCTGGAGTTAATAGACAAAGACAAGGCCAAGTAGGAAGTTATGAAGGTAAGGCAACATCACAACAAGCAATTATGCAATCCTCTCATATTACAGAAGATTTATTTAAAAAATATTCTTCTTTAGAAAAAAGAGACTTACAAGCTATATTAGATTATTCTAAAGAAGCTTGGATTAATGGAAAGAAAACTATGTATGTTATGCCTGACGGAACATCAGAGTTTTTATCTGTAGATGCTTTATCTCACATGGAATCAGAATATGGAGTATTTGTAAGTGACGGAGGCGCTGATTTAGAAAAGAAATTAAAAGTAGAATCATTAGCTCAGTCTATGATTCAAAACGGAGTTCCTGCTTCTATAGTTGCTGAAGCTATAGATTCTGATAGTTTCACTCAAGTTAAATCTAAAATTAAAGAAGCTGAAGCTCATATGGAAAAACTAGGCCAAGCCCAACAAGAAGCTCAAGCTGAAATGGAAGAGAGAAAATTACAAATGGAGCAAATGAAGTTGGAGAATGAGAATATGAATAAAGAGAAAGACAGGCAAGTTGAAATTGAAAAAGCTTTGATTTCAGCAGAAGGGTCAGATAAATCTGAAATAGAGATGGAAAAAATAATTTCTAACAAAGCAATTAAGGATAGAGAAATACAAGTTAAAGAGAAAGAGTTAGAAATTAGAAAGCAAGACGTATTTATAAAAGATAAAGGCCAAAAAGAAGATGTAAGGTCTAATAGAGCTGATGAATCTATAGATGTTATGAAAATAAAATCAGAAGAAAGAAAAGCTAGTGCAGACAGAAACTCTAATAATACAGGTGAATAATAAAACTAGACTAGAATTATTAAAACAAGCTAAATCTTCTGGGTACACTGGGAGCTACATAGACTTATTTAAAAGTCACACTTCTAGTGCAGACAATCACACAGAAGCAAATTCAAAAAAAGAAATACAAAAAGGATTAGAAGGTGCGCCTTATGGGTCATCTGCTAAATTAAATTTTGATACTTTAGAAGCCCACTCGTTAGAAGGTAGGCAAGATCACCCTGTTAAAGTTACTGCAGATGGAAATTATCAAGGAATATTATTTCCAGGAGAAGAAAAGTTTATAGTAGATACTTCTAGTGAAGTAGAAGAAACACCTATGCTAACATATGGGGGTGTGCCAATTAAAAGAGAAGAAATAAAAAGTCAGTTAGATACTTTAATACCTTCTATGGTTGAAGGGAGATCTATGAAAGAATATCATGCAGGAGGATTATATCATAATATAAATCATAAGAAAAAATCAGGAACTTCTAATTCTAAAAAGGATAGTACAATTAGCACTAAGGCTTATTCAAACATGCAAGAAGGATTTCCTAAAAAACAAGGAGACACAGAAAGTGGGGTGGTTGATCCAGATTATAAATTCACAAGAGGTAGCTATAACGTTAGTGATACTGATATTAGTGATGTAGATTTTGATTTATTATATAATGCAGTTGAATCTCATGAACATAGAGGATCAATAGATGAAGAAGGGTATAACTCTTTTATTAGAACTAAAGCAAAAAAATCAGGATCGTCTGCCTATGGTCCTGTGCAGTTGACTGGAAATTTACTTAAAAATATAACTACTCCGGGTATAAGAAGATTTTATGATGTAGAAAATATGGATACTGAATACCACAAACAATTAGTAGATCAATCTAAATTATTTCTTAAATATGGAGGAGGAGATTATGTAAAGTACTATAATAAAGAAACTGGGCAATACGACGGATTAGATAAAGAAGACATACTAAACACATATGAATATGGAGGTGAAGGATTTCTTGGCGATTCAGATGAAGATAGAGAAAAGTATAAGATTTTAGGAATAGAAATGTTAAAGGGAGGATATAGAAAAGAAATAGAAGAACACAAAGCTAGTGACAAGACTCATTTATATAATATGATAAAGGATTATGGTACTGGTACTGATGCATATGCTAAAGCGGTAGAAAAAAAATATAATGAATTAATCAAAGAGAGGGATGATAAGGCAACAAAATTAAATGAGCAGCAGAAATTAATTTTAGATAGAGCTATTAAAAATGTTGAGACGAAGCTAGATTCAGTAAAAAACAATAAATAAAAAGTGGTATATAATAAAGACTAGAGTAAAAGTAAAAAAACACTTTAATATTAACTAAATTTTAACTAAATTTGTAAATTAAATATAACTAAACTATGGATAACACAGATAATAAAATTAAACTAGAGGACATTACCTTTGAAGATGTAATAGGTGATGGTATCCCAGAGGCGGTTGAAGAGTCCGCCCAAGAAGAAGTAACAGAAGCTAAACTCGAAGATGTAACATTAGATGAAGACATTCTAGAGCTAACAGAAAAAGTAGAAGAAGTTGAAGAAGTAAAGGAAGAAGTTGTTTTAGAAAAGAAAAAGAAAGACGTAGAACCTGAAATAGAAACTGTAGAGGATACATTAGTATCTGAGATAGCTACAACTTTTGGGTTTGAGTTAGAGAATGAGTATGATGATACTCCAGAAGGCTTAACTAATATGACTAAAGAGTTGGCAACTAAAGTAGCAGAAAGCCAATTAGATAAATTGTTTCAAACTCACCCAGACGTAAAAGAGCATTTAGAATATGTTATGAACGGAGGAGATTCTAGACAATTTTTAATGGGCAATAACGCTATTAAAGATCTAGCAGATTTTAAAGTAGATATTAATGATGTAACTTCTCAACAAGCTGTAATGGCAGAATACTTAAAGATAAAAGGGCATGAACAAGAATTTATAACTGATCTAATATCAGACTATGCAGACTCAGATAAATTATTTGAGAAAGCACAAAAAGCTAAAGTTGCTTTAGTTAAATATCAAAAAGATGTTAAGACAAAACAACTAGAGGAGCAAGCTGTTGAAAATCGTGAATCAGAAAAAAACCAAAAAGAATTTTGGGATGGAGTAAAAGGCACGATATCTGAAAATAAAGAATTTAAAGGTATCTCAATACAGGAAAGAGACAAATCAGATTTTTTTGATTTCTTATCTAAACCTATTAATCCGCAAGGAGAAACTAAAAGAGATAGTATGTATGCAGACGCAGACGTAGAAACGAAATTAGCAATAGACTATTTGTTATTCAAAGGTTTTGATTTAACATCTATTGTACAAAAGAAAGCTAAGACTCAAGCCGCTAAAAGCTTAAGATCTAGATTAAAGACAAATAAAGATAAAATAAAAACTGCAGGTAAAGGCGTAAGGGCTTCATCAGGCAATTTTGACGTTGATGATTTAGAATTAGACTTAGGCAACTGGTCTTAGTAGTACCCGGAATTGGGAGATAGGGTCCCATAAAAATTGAATTAAAAAATGCAAGTATTAAGGACGTATTACAATGACGCGCAAATGACAGACTCAAACAGTTTGGCAAATGCGTTATTGGAGAGACCAACTGAGTTATCTCCAATTATTACGCACTTAGCTGGAAGAGAAGATAGAAAGTTTCCATTGACTATGCTAACTGAGGGTGTTGGTAACACTAAATCCATCGATAGATGGGAATATGAATACCGCGTAAAAACTCATGAAGTTAACGTACGTCCATTGGTAGCAGCAGCTTCTTCAGGTGACGGAGCAAGTGGCGCTCCTTTTACCTTAACATTTCCGGATAAGTGGTTTATTTTTCCATACACTCTAATCTCAGCAAACGGAACACAGGCAAGAATTATGTCTGAACCTACTGCTGCAGCTGGTGGTGTTGGATATGATTACTCAATGCAGTTAGTTGAGCCAGGATCTACTGGTTTATCAGCTGGTGATTTTGAGTCAGGAGCAAATTGGGCACAAATGTATGCTAACGTTGGATTAGACTTTTCTAGAGGTAACGCTTCTAATTGGTCTGCTCCAGGTATGGTTCGCGCAAAGATTGGTACAGTTAGAAAATCTTATCATTTCGCAGGAAATGCTAAAGATTATGTAGCTGAATTCTCATTACCTGTTAAAGGTGGTAAGACTACTAAGCTTTGGATGGATTATGAAGAGTATACACACATGCTTAAATTTAAAGAAGAATGTGAGTTGATGTATTGGTATGGTGAAAAAACTTATGACGCTAATGGTATAACTACCATGCTTGATGAAAATGCTCAACCTGTAATTACAGGTCCGGGTCTTTTACAACAAGTTGTTAATAAGGACACGTACTCTACTATGACAGAGACAAAACTTAAGAATATAATCGGTGATTTATTCTATGGAATGACAGATGGTAATGACAAGCAAGTTACATTGTTTACAGGTACAGGTGGTATGAGAGAATTTGATAACGCTATGAAAGGTTATACAGGTGGTTTCACTACTGGTGCTGGTACACCTTGGACTATTAATGCTGATAGTAAATTCATTACTGGATCAGGTAGATCATTAGGAATGACTGGTTACTTTACTAGATATGACCATATTGATGGGCATTCAGTAAATGTAGTTAAGCATCCTATGTTTGATCATGGTCCTGTTGCTGATGCAGCTAAAAAGCATCCAGTAACTGGTTACTCTATGGAGTCTTACCGTATGGTTTTTGTAGATCAATCTAATTATGACGGACAAGCTAACGTACAAATGATCAATAAAAAAGGTCGTGAAATGATGCGTTGGGCTGTTGGTGGTTCTGTAGTGCCTAGAGGTTTCGACCAAGGTAATGCTAGAGCTTCTGATATTGATGGTGCTAGTGTACACATGCTTAAAACAGCAGGTATTGTACTAAGACGATTCGATACATCATTAGATATTACATGTGTAAAATCATAAAGAAGCAATGCTAGGAAGCTAGCACTGTGTTACATCGTAGTCTATATATTTAGTTTTAAAGTAGTGGGGGGTGAAATTCCCCCTCTATTTTAAATATCTAGAATACAAAATTAGGAGAGTTATACTTTACATCCGACTAATTTAAACTATAAAAGTACCACACTATGAGAAAAATTTGGATAAGAAGAAAAGAAAACACGCTTGATCATTTACCAGAAGCTGTACGAGTTGCAGCACAAGTAAGATTAAGTAGTTGTTTTGTAGGAAGACAACCTTTAAAAGGTATAGAAGGAGAGGAAGCTAAAAAATTAATGAAAGGGCTTTTAGATGTTAACCCAGACCATCAGGACTGGCCACATCATGAAAGACGATTTTGGACAGAACTAAGTATTAAGGTTCCGTTTGGAGGAGTTGAATTGGAAGTAGGACTAGATGAAAATGAGATGCCACTTAATGCAGAACACTATTTACAATATAGGTTTGCTTTAAAACATCCTAAATGTGCAGGCAGTAAAAATGATATGTTAAGCACACATAAGTTTTATATCCATGATAATAAAAGCGACGAAATGGCAAAAGCTAAACAAGTGAGATTAAGAAAAGACGCAGATAAAGAATATATTAAAGCATCTAGCGATCCCGCTACAATGGACAGAATGTTACGTATGATGTCAAAAGCTAAGCCTGAAACTCTAAATATCGATCAAAAGGAAACAATTCTATATGAAATTAAAAACAATGAGCCAGCAAAGTTCATTAGAATTGCTAGAGATAAGAATTTAGAACTAAAAGCAGAAATTGAAGAAATGGTTTCAGCTGGAGTTTTAAGAAAAATTGGAAATCAAGTTATCCATATAGACGAGGTTCTTGGAGAAACAACAGAAGATACTATTGTGTATATGAAAGATAAAAAGAATTCTGGAACATTAACAACGCTAAGAGCGAAACTTAAAGAAGTAATTATTTAATGACCGTACCAGAAATGCATATAGCTGTCAACCAAGGGGTGCAAAAAATTGCATCCCACCAGGTTGACGTTTTATTACCTCAAGAAATTGATTTTGAACTTAACAAAGCTCAAGATAAATTTGTTAAAGGCAGGTATAATCAATTTGGAAATAAATATTCTAAAGGATTTGAACAATCTCAAAAAAGAATAGATGATCTAAGAAGATTAATAACTGAAGAATCTATTACTACTACATATAAAGGTCAAGTAGACCATAATGTATTTATAGATTCAATAGTATTGCCTGAGGATAATAAATATATGTTTTTGCTGAATCAAAGAAGTTTAGTGTATCATAATAATTGTCAAAAAATGGATTGTATTATACCTGCCATGCAACCACTACAGTGGGCTATGGTTGATCTTTACGAGTTTTCATGGGATAATTATTCGATGGTTGGTTATAACCCTAATGACACCTATTGGGTAAACAAGATACTGATTGAAGTATATGATGAAAATGGAGTTCCACAGCAAATAGATGTTTACAATCAGGCTATGGGAGGTATAACAGGAGGTTGTACTGATAATTCTGTATACACAGATAATCAATATTTAAATAATTCTGGTGTTACTACATTTATAAATCTTGATCCGACAGGTAGTGTACCAGCTTGGTCACCACCATCAGGTAATCCAGTAGTAGGTATAGTTTTACCTCCTTATTGGACATTTAGAGATGATGGTACAGCAACCATTTTTACTAATCCTGATTGCTTTATTGTAGTTGAAAGATGGAGATGTAATACTAATTCAGCTGTAAGTGATAGAGATGGTGTACGTTCTGATGGAGTTCCTCGTATAGATTCTCAACCAGAAGTACTTAGTAGGTCTTGCGATGATGTTAAATATACAACATCGTCTGTAAATAGATTTTCACAGTTAGATGATATCTACACATTATTAGATGATCCTTTTAACAAAACAAAACATACAAGTCCGCTCTCGACTATAAATGGGAGCAATTTAGATATATATACTGATGAAACTTTTTTTGTGCCTAAGGTAAAACTTACGTATTTAAGAAAACCTCGTGCTATTAGTAGTACTACAGGATCTGTTATAACTTGTGAACTAGCTGAACATACTCACCAAGAAATTGTTGATATGTCTGTAGCTAGCATTCTTGAGGGGTTAGCAGACCCAAGGTATCAAACAAATAGGATGGAGGAATTAAGATCTGAATAAGATCAATTTATTATTAATAATTAAAAACAAAAATTATGTCAAGAAATGGAAGTAATTTATCTCAAGTGTTCATCTCAAATGCGGTAGTATCAAACAATCAAGCGATGAGCGCGATTGGATCTGGTATTGTAGGTATTTTAGGTGAAGGTACAAATAACACTGACGGAGCTGCTACAGATTTATATGTAGACAAGCCAACAGGGGGTACAGAGCAATGGGTTAAATCAAGAGTACAATTCGTTCAAGGGAGAACAACAGGTAATCCTTTATCGTCTCCAATCATTAATACAAGAGATATTGTAAGAGTAGATTGGAAAGAGCACGTTGCGGCTGTAAAAGCTGGAAACACTACAACTGAGACTATCAGTAATACTAATAACAACACTAGGTTTGCTATTAAAGTAATAGTAAAGTATATTGGATCTATCAACGATTATTCTGAATATGCTAATCCTACTAATGCTAAAGAGTTATCAGATAGAACTGGAGAAATTAGAAATTATGAGTATGTATCAGATGCTTCAGCAACTGCAGCAGAAATATGTCAAGGTTTAGTAGATGCAGTAAATGCAGATAAAGCAGCAGCAGTTTCTGCAGCTTTAGCTAATACTTCTGACTTTACGATTACTGCTAAAGAGTTTGGAACATCATTTCAAGTAATTGATGATAGTGATACTGCTATTACTGTTAGTGCTGGTACAGTTGCTAACATCTTTAAAGTTCATGCTCCTATTGTAGGAGTTGGAAATTATGCTCAAGCTTTATCAGATGAGAAAAAAACTCAAGGTAGATATGGTCATTTAAATAGATTATACCTTCCAAAGACTGCTGAGACATTTGCAACAAAAACATGGAAATATCATGTAATGGATGTTACTTACAGACACAACCACCCTAACTCAACAGGAATTGCTCCTGCAGGTGAATTGAATACTATAAGAATATATATTGGTGATAGTTCTACAGAAATGGCTGCAGGAGATACTGTGTTAGATAACATGTTCATGGATCAAGCTGCAGTAACAGATAAAACAATATTATTCTCTGCATAGAGAATGATCAATAAGAGGTCGGGGGTTAATACCCCCTTCCTTTTTTTAACTTTAAAACTTAAATTAAATGCCTGTATCTTTTTCACTAAGTGCTGATTGTAAAACCTTGCAAGTTTCGGGGGCTCCTTCAGGCGCTACGTATACACTATTCCATAACGATTTTGAGAGTCCATCACAAATATATGAACTCTTAGATCCGACCCAACCTTATAATGGGAATGTAGATCCTGCAACAGGATTAACTATAAATGGATATGTATTAAATAGTCCTGTAGCTTTAAATGGCTCAGGAGCAACAGAATTAACTTTTCTTAATATTTCTACTGCAACAGAAGAATCTTTGAATGGAGTTTTTATGATAGTTATTCAAGATCCAGTAGATCCAGGGACAACATTTACTGCGGGTGTTGTAGGACATTGTGACATAGATTGTTGTATTGCAAGTAAATTAACTGAGTTAATAGATTGTAGTTGTGACGAAGAATGTTCTAAAGCTCTTGATGTAATAAGTAAAATATATTTATTAATACAAGGAGCTAAAGTAAACACAACAGATTGTTTACAGACACCAGATCAATTTAAAAAAGCATATAAAAAATATTTAAAAGCTAAAAGTATGTGCAGTACTAACGAATGTAATTGTAACTGCTAATGGCTTACGGAGAATGGATAAACATGATAGGCCTGAATGATACAGGCGGGTATGATCACTTAGACATTAGTAATTGGGTAGATTCGGGTGGTGATAAAAGAGGGTTAAGATTTTTAATGGGTCCTTTACATTCCAACTCTGCTGTACTTCAAGGAGGTACAGGAACTGTAACTAGAACAACATGGGGAGTGGCTGGAGCATCAGACAATTACTGTGAGTACCTTCAAGGTACAGCAAAATCTGCAGGTGGAACTGTACTAACTCCTAATGAACCAAACGGATATGGTTCATGGGGTAGCAACACTAACGCCAGCAATGGAGCAAAGCAGCATATGATTTGTGTGTTGTATCCAGAGGATACTCCTGCTGGTATGCTAGGAAGGTCTAACATATCCTCTTTTGCAAACTCATCAACAATACGGTTAAGGGGAACGTATAGATTTCGTGAAGCTAGAAATGGTAGTACCTTTTTTCAATTTATAAATTCGTGTGGTGATCCTGCTAATAATTATGTAAACGGTACTACCGCATATAATTGGAACTCAAATAAAGAACATAATCTAGATTACATTATTCCTTTTGTGCCTTTATTTTCTACTTCAGATCCAACTGCAAGTACTCTTAATAGTAGCGACTTAACTATTGATTTTCAAGATTCCCTTACTGGGGAAACTCTTGACTTTTTTACTGCTGGTGATATGTTTGATACTGCTAAAGCAATAATTTTTGCTGACAATCTTTGGTCTCAAATAAACGCTACAGATCCTAGGTTTAATAATTTTTCAGCCGCTGATAAAAGAAAATGTGTATTTATATCTAAAGAACCTATACAAGGAGGACAGCATCATATTCCTAATCATTATTTAGCATCGCATATAACCCAACTAAATACTAAGGGGAATACGATGACGGATACAGAAATGGGTTTTGATAACTCTAGTTACAATACTGTACATGAGCAGATTTACTCTCAGTATTTTCAGGGTGCAGGTTACGATATACTTAATGATGTTGGACAGAATTCAGACACTACAGGAAACAGTGGTTGGGATATTATAATAAGAAATAAAATTTCCGGTGCAGTACAACACATAGGAGATACTCATTGGCACCCGACAGGTGGTACAGCCACTTGGTATTTCAATACATTTAATCAAGGAACTTCAGCGATTATGATGGATCACATATCTCCTATTGGAAATATGGGTACTAATAAAATTTCCGGTGGATTATTAGAAGGTGCAACGTCTTCTGACAGACTGCTCCAAGGAGCAACACCTCTATTAGACAATGGATATGTTGGAGCTGCGGTTACTTTCCAGCCTGAATATGGATTAATTAGTTTAGCTAAAGCAGGGGATCAAAACAATTCTGGGTTTAATAGTACTTCCGCTTACAGCGCGTTTAATTTATCTGGTGGGCCAGGATCTAATTTTGCTAATGGTCAAGGGTATGGCACTAAGTCTCCTAATTGGACGGGCAGTGGTGCAACTGCAAATGCACGATTTGGAATAGAAGATCAAGAGATAGTTCCAGGATCAACAGCTACAACTTGTACTCATCATCCTGTATTTGCAGGAGTTTTTGACGGAGATCCTATAAGTGGTAATGTAGCTTTTAATTCTAGTGTTTCTGAGGAGATTGAATCAACTTCATTAGGTAGTTATAATGGTACTAATGCTTTTTATACTCCAATGATTGTTAGGTTTGATAGGATAGACTATACTCCTTGGAATTCTTACGCCACAGGTCCACAGCGTAACTTTAATGGGAGTACTCTTTATTATAATAGCTTTGCAAGTTGTCCAGATGGACCTATTAATTTAAGTGT